TAGCAATCTCTACTATGTTATTATTATTATAAAGTGATTTTCCAATGTGACCAAAGTTTTTAACATTTTCAGACACTTGATGTCTGTCAATCTTCGGTTCAACATCTTCAAACGCTTCACTTAATATATTTTTCAGTTTTATTTTACTCATTTTGTGTCTCCACTATGTTAATTAAATTTTTATTTCTCGTCTTTTCCCTTTTTACCCTTACCTTTTCCTTTTCCTTTACCTTTACCAGATGCTTTTCCTTTACCCGGACCAGATGCCTTGCCTCTACCAGTTCCTGCTGATTTTCCTTTGCCCCAACCAGCTCCTGCTCCCATTCCAGATGGTGGTGCTTCTTTTGGAACTGTAGCTCGTAAATCAGAGGCCTTTGCCTTTTCTAAATCTGTCAATGCAGTTGTTCTTGCTTTTGTAGCTCGTGTCTTTTCTGCTTCTGTTGATGCTTGAGTTGATAGTTTCAAAGCTTTAAGTGCAGCCGCTGCATCTCGTTGTGCTTGAGCAACTTCTTTTTCAGCTGCCGCTGTATCTCGTTGTGCTACAGCTGTGGCTCTTTCAGCTGCTGCTGCTTGTTTCGCAGTCAATGCTGTAGCTCTCGTACTTGCCCAACTTGTGTAAGCTGGATTTGTACTTGTAACATTCGTAGTTGTTGTTGGGTTTGTTGTTGCTTTAGGGTCACTAAATTTAGATTGGCCGAGTGCACCTCCTGCTTTTATAGCTGCATCTCGTTGTGCTTTCGTACCTGAACCAAACGCTACGCTTCCAGGATTTGTTTTATCTAATGGAAGATATGAACTTACTGATTTTTTGGGGTCAGTTATTGTTTGGCGGGTTGCTGATGCCTTCTCACGAGCTTTATCATAGTCTTTTTGACTACCAGCCTCTGCAGATTTTGACTTTCCATCACTTACTGACCAATTAAATTCTGGTGTTTTTTGACCTTTTTGAAGATTTGTTACTTTACCAGAGTATGCATGAGTCCATTTTGATGGGTCAGCAGCTGCTTGTGTATAAGCCCAACCGGATTCTGGTTGTTTTGCTCCTTTACCTAATGTTGTTGTTACTTTAGATTGAGGATGAGTCCATTTTGTTAAATCTGATGTTGTCTTTTGGGTTGTAATAGTTTTAGCTGGAGCATTGGCTGATTTAGTTGTATAATCAGCAGCTTTGGTATCATACGCACTATCTTTAGTAGTATATGTAGCCGCTTTAGTATCGTACGCAGAAGATTTGGTAGTATAATCTGATAATTTTGATTCATAGTCGGCGAGTGCTGCTTTATATGCAGATTTTGCGGTGTCGTAAGCAGATGATTTAGTTTTTACATCGGCTACTTTCTGTGTATATGCAGAATCTTTAGCTTTGGTAGATTTTGATACAAAACCACCACGTTTTGCACCTTTCACCGTAGCACTGGATGTAAATTCTCTAATCTGTTTTCTAAGATTTTGTTCTGTTTTGAAATCTTGGATTTCTTCTCGTATGATTTCTATTAATCTTGATTTTTTTATCTTCATTATTTTCTCCCTACTAATTTCCAATTTGTTGTACTTTTGTTAATAAAATCTTCTTTATCATATGTTGGTATAATATCATCATATTTAATATCAACACCAACCTTTTCCATATTTATTTCACTTTGGTTAATAAAATCTTCTTCATTATCTATATGTATATAAATATCATCAAAATTATATTCCCACCCAGTTGACTTCCATTCAGTATCTTGTGGTGGTGTGTTTTCATCATTATATAGTTTTACCATATCCGCAATCGTAATTAATTCTTCAAAAGCTAATCTATTAGTTTCTGTATCTATATCATACCACCCACCGACAGGGTTAGCTTCAAAACTATCTGTGTCTTTTAACTTTTGTATTCTATCTTCAATTTGTTTTTTAAGTAGTTCTAAATTTTTACTACCATGACCAGAATCAGGATGAAATCCACCAGCAAATACTGCGTCTATATCTCTACCAGGTCTACCTGTGAATCCAGCTACTGAACCACCAGATACTTCTTTTAAAAGAGGTACTGATTTCTTTCTTTTCTTAAAAGAAGAATTATACTTTTTTGTATTTTGTTTACTTTCTTCAATAAAACTTATATTCATTTCTAAACTATTATTTTCACCAACTATATCAATCTCTGTGGGTACTTCTTTTAAAAGAGGTACTGATTTTTTTATCTTTTTTGAAGAAGAATTATACTTTTTTGCATTTTGTTTACTTTCTTCAATAAAACTTATATCTGCTTTCGAAATATCAATTTTATTTACTATATCAACTATAGTTACTTCTTTTAAAAGAGGTACTGGTTTCTTCTCTTCTTTAAAAGGAATATTATAATTTTTTTCACTTTGTTCAATAAAACTCATAATTATCTATCCCAAAATAATATTTTACCAATTAAACCAGCTAATGCTGAAAATACAATCCATAATGCCCTTGTTACACCTTCTTTCCAAGCCATCACATTTCTAAATTTAGATAATGCGGATTCAAACTCCGGCATTCTTCTTTCTCTTTCTCGTCTGAAATCACTATTTCTATTAACTCTTACAACAACACCGTCATCAGGGTCAAGTAATTGTCGTTTCAAATCACGAATGTCGTCTTTAAGTTCGTGTTGTCCTTCTTGTAAATCCTCAATGGACTTTTTTAATAAAGTTAATTCACCATTGGGTAATTTACTCTTAATTATTTCAACGGCTTCAAGTATTTCCTTATTTGTTATTGCCACAACCAAATCTCCTGTCTCCACAAGCTCTACGAATCTCTTTAATATCACTGCTCATAACACTTTGATTGTAACTAATACTCTGTATGTTTACTATACTACGCTTATAAATATTATTATCCGGTAAATTTTTATCTATCGATTGTAATGTTTCATATATTTGTTTATTGGTAGCCATAAAAATTCCTCTTTAATCACCAAATGGTTTCTTGGGTCTTGATTTACCCTTTTTGCCTTTAAAATAGGCTCTAAATCTATCTTCTATCTTGTCTTTCAACAACATCTTTCTTAAAAATTCTAATTCATAAATGTGAGCTCTTTTTGCATCACCATAATGGAAACCTCTAACTAAATCAAAATAATCAAATGCTCCTGCTTTAGCTCCCCTCATCCATTCACCTATAATTTTTTGTTGTGCTTTTCTCAAAAGTTTCACATAATCTTTGATACCACCTTCTACAATTTTTTGAGCCTCCTTTGATGAATATTTTTGAAAAAATGCTTTCATTGGTTCTTTTTCATTTCTCTCTGGTGCTATATAAGTTGATTCGATATCAACATCATCTGGAGTGAATCCAATACCAAATTCATTCAAATTTTGAATTTCTTCTTTAATAATTTCTTTTAATTTTGATTTGGTTAGTTTCATGCTGTATATCCTATCCAAGACATCGCTTCAGCTTTTGAATGAAATACTGAAATTACATTTATTTTCTTACCAATTGAAACTAATAGATAAACCCATTTCTTTGGTTTTTCATCACCACCCCATATTGTATATTCTTTTGCACTACCACCAGAATATTCTGGAATCTTGAACAATGATACTTTACTTCCGTTACTTGCTGTTTTTTTCTTTATTGCCTTTTGAGTTTTTGACCATTTTACAAATCCTTTTACGCCAGAATCAAAATTCTTACTACCCGATTGGTCTGTAATCCACCCTCTACCTCTAACTCTTGTTGTTTGACCACTATCTGGTGAATAAGATAACCATAACATACCGTTTAACATATATACTTTTTCTGATTTTGCTTCTACTAATAGTTCTTCTCTAATCATTTCTCTTAATTTTGATTTAGTTAGTTTCATCTTATTTTACTCCCCAAATTACTTTACCAACATTTCTATTTTTGGTAGCTTTTAAATTGTTCATAAGATATGTCATCCATCCTCTACTTTTTGGTTTTTGAAGTTCTACGAATACATACTTCTTACCCATCATTTTATCAATATGAACTATTTTTCCAAACATACCACCATCTCTAACATACTCATTAACTTCTGGTTTGCCTGAACCCACTTTACCAGTTCTAAATTCTTTAAGTTCTTCTTTAATGATTTCTTTGAGTTTTGATTTGGTTAGTTTCACTTTATGAACCCCACTTACTTCCATCAGTTTTACGCCATTTCTTAAAAATCTTTTCTTGTGTTTTCCAAAAGGTCATAGCTTTTTTCTCTGCGGTTATATATCCATCAACAATTTTAAACATTTCTTTATGATATTCTGCTGTAGCTTTTAGCCAATTAGTATCATCATTCCAACCATAGCTATCACCACTTTCACTATATCCACAATCTGCACCATCAAACAATGATGAGAATGAACGACAAGCTTGTGATGGGTCATGCGTATCATAATCAAAAACTTTTTTATAAGAACTTGCTGCTTCATTCAACAATTCTTCTCTTATCATTTCTCTTAATTTTGATTCTGTTAGTTTCATTTATTTTTCTCCTCATACTTTGCCAATGCATCCCACATTTCAGCAAAAGCTCTAATACCATTTCTTGATGATTTCTTCCATTCACCTTTCTTTGCGTTCTTCAATAAGTCAATAGACATCTTTTGGACTTTTTTCTTTAATGTATCATAAGGATATACACCAACACCTTGAACTTGTATTTTGTCTGATGCCTCGTTTACTTTAAATGGTGGTCTATCTTTATCTGTGTATAGTTTACCCATTTCAATTCCAGATTGTTTTAATATGTCGGTTAGTTTCATATTATCTCCTATCTAGCCACTGCCCATAAAGTGTTCATTAATTGTTTTGCATCTTTATTACCTAAATCTATTAATATTTGTTTCGTTTTTGTATTTACTTTTTGAAATACTTTAACTAATAAATTTGCTGATTGTAAATCTATTCTTACACCTTTCCATTTCTCATTCTGTTTATTTTTTAATACTCTTGCAGCTATATGAAATATAGTTTCTTTTGCTTCATTTATGGATTCACCTTTAATTCTATTCTTTGCTAACATTGATACAAATTTTATATCAGCGGCCGATAATTGTTTCAATTGGTCTTTAGGTAGCTTCTCTAAAAACTTAATAAATTTCTTATAGGTAGGTGAAGATGGATTCATTTTATTAAGAGTTCCATACGCCGATTTTAACTGATTCATTTGTTGTTTTGAAAACTTACCATCATTCAATTTTCCTTCAAATAAAGCTGATATTTCTCCACCATCTATATAATCTGGTAACCATTTATCTAATGCTTTTTCTGATACACCTCTACCTCTAAATTTTCTAATGACCTTCTTTTCAAAACCCTTACCAGCTTTTTGCCAATACTTACTTTTCATCATTCTTTTAGCAATTTCAAATGGTGGTAATGTGTTTGCTTTTTCTGTAAGTTTCCCTTCTGCAAAAAATCCTATCTTTTCATATTCTTTTCTTACTGCTGGTTTATCTACAATAACTAATTCTTTACCAGATGTTTTATGTGTAACTGTAACTGTCTTACCTTTTTTATAAGTAAGTCCATATGGATTTCCTTCTGAAAGTTTTCCTTCTTTAATAGTAGCATCATCAATTTCAGTTTTTACATCATTCACACCAGTTAGTTTATATCCAAGAACCTCTGATTGTTTTCTTCGGTGGTTGTCAAATTTCTTTCGTTGTTCTTTTTTAAGACCACCGGCGAAACCTTCGTCCACTATCATCTTTCGGATTATTTCTCGTAATTTTTGTTCTTTTTTCAATCTACTTTTCTCCCTACGCCCTCGATTTTTAGATTGTTCCTCAAACCCTGCGATTTTTCCACCTTTATGTGATGCGTCTTTCTTATCACCATTCCCATAAGTTCCTTTTTGTCGATTGTACTTATTTAATTCTGCTCTGTACTTCTTTGATTTGTCAGATGATTGAAATTTCTTGTATTCATCCTTATAATCTCTTTTTGCTGCTTCAGCCTGAAGTTCTTCTTCATCAGGTCAGTCACCTTCTCTTTTTTTCTTCTTTTCCCACTTTTTAGCCATTTCAGGTTCATTTATGTGCATCCATTTTCTCTGTTTTTCAGATTTGAATGGCATTATAGTAATTTATCCATAAACCCACGAAACCATCCGTGAAATCCTAATACTTTTTTTGAATATTCTTTGTTAAGCAAACTTGCTTCTTTTTTCAAACCCTTTTTATCTAAAATTTTCTGTAAGTCTTTTACATCATCCCAATATTTTTTATATGACTTTTCTATTTGTGATGTTACTCTCCCATAATCATACGCAGGACCTTCATTAATTGTATCACCAAATTGTTTTTTTAAACCGTCAGTAATAGATGGTTTACGTTTTTTAACAACCTTTTTCTTTGGTTGTTTCTTTGGAAATCCTAACATATCTCTGTATTTCATTCTTACTCTCCTCGGAAAATATCGTTGATGATACTCTCAATTTTACAATCGTGTGTACAAGTACCATTTCGTGTTCCTACACCTTCGTTAATTATACCTTCGTTTGCTGGTGATAGAAAAGCTCCGTGAGTTGATGGATTTGATACAAAATCAAATGCGATTAACTCAAAATCATCTTTAACTTTAACTGTTGGTGTTCCCTTTTCATCTACCTCATCAAGTTCTTCAACTGAACCTAACCCACGAGATGAGATACCAAGTTTGATACCACTTTTAAATAATTCTTTTAAGATGTTTCCAGAAGGAGTTCCTAATACTTCAACAGTTCCAACTAAATCATCACCATTCCAATGCATTTCCATAATGTTATGTGATACATTGTTTAGATTGACCACAGACGAATCAGGATGGTCAAGTTCACCTAATGCTCTTCGTTCTTTAATTTGAGTTTTTGCATATTTTCCAGCTTCTCGTACAAGAGTTTCACGAGGATATACTCTACCATTTTGATTTTTAGATTCTGCTCTTTGTAATACACCTTTAACAACAAGTTTTCCATTATTCTTAATGGATTCATTGATTTGTTCCGGTGATATTTCAAATGGTATATAATCTACTAATATTTGTTTTGACATTTTATTTATCTCCCTATGCATCTAAATTCAGATAACCCCAAGCACTACCGTCATAAATATAAATTCTTCCATGAGTTTGTTGTGTACTATAAGTCATTGTACCTTTTGCTGGTTTAGCAACTTGAGCTGCAGCGTCTGTAGAAAATACAGGTATAAAACTCGTACTTGGATAAGTTATACCTTTAGCTACTTGTTTTTTTGAATTATTCGGGTCCTGTATATAAGACATTGTTTATTCTCCTACTTCCATGCGTTTCGTTTAAGCCATATATCACGATATACATCGCCTATGACATCTTTAATTAATTTTCTAATTACTTCTAAATCTTTTTTATCTAAAGCTTCATTTACTGGTTTATATCCAGTGCTATTTGTAGCTACCTGTTTCTTCTTTTTCTTTCCTTTTTTACCAGTAAAAGCAAATGGTGTTTCATAACCGTCAACATTATCAGTTACAGTTATTTCTTCTAATTCTTCTTGTTGTAATTCACGAAGAACCGATTTAATTAATTCTCTTAACTTACTTTCGGTCACTTTTCTTCAACTCTTTAATAAGTTCGTAATATCTCATTAACTGAACTACAGCACTATCTTTAACACTTTGTGAATTTCCAACATCACAAAACTTATCAACAGAATTGATAGCTTCTTTTAACTTAATTTTAACTACTTTATCTTTAAGATTTTTCGAGTTATCTTTAAGTTCTTTTTTAATGTTGGGGATTTCACTTTCGATATACTCTTTAAGTGAGTTGGTATTGGATACATTGTTGATATAAGCTTTAAGTAAGTTCTTTTGTGGTGTATTTAGATTAGAATATTTTTGATTGAACTTTTCTAACAAAGTTCTATATGTTAATATTCTCAAATCCTCATCATCTGGAAGAGCAGTCATTGTTTCTGATAATTTAATTTCACTCGTTGTTGTTATATGTTCAACAAGATTAAAGTGAGATTCAGTTTTCTCATCAGGTGATAACGCAGTAGAATGTTCAAATAGTTTAAATGCAGATGCATAAATCTTATAATTATCAACTTTTGAAGATATGAACTTTTGTAAGTCATAGTGTTCACTAATTGTTTTTATTAGATTATATTTTTCTCGTCTTAATGAAGCGTTGTTTAACTTATGTCTTTCGTTAATAACTTCATTTATAAAATAATCAGCCTTTCTATCATCATTAAACTTCTTGTTTATAATAATATTGTATAAGGCTAGTTCTTTTCCCAACTCTGTGTTTTCATTGAATTTTTTCTTTACTATGGCAACTGCTTTACTTCCGTCTATCTTATTCAAGACATCAGAAGTAATTTGTCGTAGTAAAAATTCAAACAATAAGCCGGTGTTACGCAGCTTATTATGCTTTATTTTACGCATACTTAATCTCCATTTATTTGGATTCCAACAATGTATAGTTTTTCATATATAAATATAAAGTTTTTATAGTTTATCATATATTTATTCACTTGTTTCTTCTTCAATTATGTTTTCTTCACTTAAAATACTCTTATTTTTAGTGTTCTTACTAAATCGTTGTTTTAATTGGTTTAAAAAGTTTTCTGACTTAACTATTGTAGCTCCTTTTCCTGGTGCTAGTGGACTTCCATGTTTGAAATCTCTCTTACCATATCGTTCTCTTTGATATTTGATTGCGTCTTTTACATCATCGACATCATATTCATTTCCATATTCTTTTTTACCAGTTCCACTTCGTCTATCACCACCGTGCTCACCTCGTCTAGCCATTTCTAAATCGTCTTCATCATCAGCGACTTCACCAGATTCTGCTGGGTCGTTACCTTCTGTTTCAATTTGTTCAAATCTAAAGTTTTGTTTTCTATCCTCAATGATACCCTCAAATACTTTTTCTTTATCACCTTGATTAAATTCAAATATGTGGTCATAAATCCATTCACGAGATAAGAGTTTATTTTCAATTAAACTATTAGCAATATCAACTTGTTGTGATAATAATTCAAGTTTTTCTTGTTCGTGAATCATAGATGGATTCTGTAATTCTAAATCAAAGTTGATAAGTTCTGCGTCTTCAAATCCTTGTGAGTATAGATGAATGATAGCAATTTTTGATAATTCAGCTACAACAATCTTTTGTAGTCTTTCAATTGTTCTTGCGAATCTAACATCTTCTGCTGCTAATGTAGCTTTACTACCAACATTTTCCTCGTATCCCAAGAAAGCTTTTGGAACTTTTAGTGCTGCATGTAATTTGTTTCTTAAATATTCAATATCATCAATAGCACCTTCGTTTGTCAATCCTTGTAGCGTTTCTATTTGAGTTCCACTATCCGAACCACGAACTGGAAGATAATAATCTTCTGTTGTTGATTCAATATTGTATCGTAAGTTGTAATCACCTGTATTTTGGTCAATCACTGGAATCTTCTTCATCTTACCGATAATTTTATTCATAAAGTTTTCTACTTCGTTTGGTGGAATATTACCAATATCTACTTTGAAGATTCTTTTTTCTGGTGCTCTCATAATACGATGAATTAACATAGCATCTTCCATAAGAGTTAATTGTTTGAATACTCTACGAGCGCCTTCTAACATTGATTTACCATATGGTAAGAAATTAGAATCTGATACTAATCTGAAATGTGCTACTTCATAATTTTCTTTTACCTCTTTATTCCCACCTTCTTCGATTTCAAATTGAACTAATTTAGGATTTTCCGGGTCGTGGTCTTCAAGTCTAAACACACCATATGTCGATAGTGGTTTAACATTAACAATACCATATTTATCTACTATATCTAAACTTAAAAAGAAATCACCATATTTTGTTAAGTTTCTCATCCAAGACCATAGATTAAATTCAATATTGATTATATCATAAAATAAGTTATGTAAAATGTCGTGAACCTTTACATTGTCTGTTTTGATTTTAAGGATTTGTCCTTCAATGTTATCAATAGTTGATTCATCTGAATAAATGTCAAGTGCTGATGATATAATTGGGTCTGCGTCCATCATTTCATAATCTCTGAATAGTTGGTTACGAGCTACTTCGTATGCGTTTCGTTGATTCTCTTTACCGGCCCAACCCATTTGTTTAGGATTACCGTGTATAAGTCTATTATATCTATCAATAAAATTATTTACTAATGATGTTTGTTGACTAAAGTCAACATCTTTAACTTTTAATTGTCCGTCATCAGTTTTTCTAACAATTATGTTTGATTGAAATAGTTTCCCAAGTCTTGTTAATATATTTTCATTCTGTGCCATTTTTACCTCTTTTATTTAATTAACCATGATAGGTCTTCTTTTTCACCAAGAACATCCATTTCATATGGATTTTCCTTCGGACCTCCAGCTTTACCAAATTGAAAACCGGAACTAAAGTCTGTGTTTCCATTCATGTTCAACATAGAATCCATCATAGCCCTTTGGTGATTATCTTTATCCGTTTTCAATCGTAGTGCAGTATCTCTTACCCACAATGCTATTGAATACGACATAACCAAATCATCGTTATAACCTGTCATCGCTTCTGGTTTTGAATTATGATATATAAATGTAAATAATTCTTCAATCAGTCGCGGTGATTTTATTTTTACCATCTTTTCACGAGT